GCTAAGCTAGTCTTGATCTTACCCAAAGGGCAGGGATGCTACATTAGTAGCGAGGTGGATCTAACAGTTCCAAACTGTCAGGTGTTCCGATTATAAGACTTCGTGTTTTTACACTATACTTACGTTTACGCAAAGGTAGTACATCGTTTATGTGATTCGCAGAATCGGCCATTTCAGCCACTGCAGAAGCATGTACAAACTTTATATTACCTCGCAAGATATTCTTGCCGCGTTTACGTGTAGGAAGTTTAATAGATCTTTTGTCTACTAAGGTCGACCAGTAAGTATGGTGGGCTACGTACTCTTTCCACGTGAAACCGTCTTCGTCAATTGCAAAGTCAGGAGAATTCCCCTGGCCTTTATAAAGTGCATGTAAGTAATTCACATCCTCGCCACGGCAAGGATAACGAACTGACTTACGTAATTGCACGCAGTTGAACGATGGTTCATCGTAGTTGAGCGTTGCCATATGGTTGTCGCCTTCTATCTCTGCAGGGCCACGTATTTCAGTGGCTACAAAGTCAAGCTTTTTAAGCAAGAATTTGTAGAGTTTCCTATGGATATAGAAGAGACCGGACCTTACTAAATAATTATGCAGCAAAACTGCTTCTTTTATAGTAAGTGGACCATCTTGATAAAATGGTCTTACATTAACGCCGTTAAAGTAATCCCCTCCGCAACTCTCTTTAAATGGACCACTGATAAATGACTTCTCGACATTCGTGTCGAAGCCACAGTGATTCAATAAAGAAATAAGCTTGGGTGCATACTCTTTCGGTATAATAATGTCGTCGCCGTACACGCTCACTTGTTCCCATTGACCTTTAGGTACCACTGCTTTCGCAAGTGCCCAGAAGATTAATGTTTCAAGTTCGAATGTATAACCATTTCCCATAGCGGAGAACTTCTCATATGGGTACCATTTATCATCAACTCGAAAGCATTTAGATCGTAATTGATCTAACACGTCAAACCACTTGTAAGGGAGTAATTCCATTACAATACTTGTGGATATGGTGTCGCTAGCGGATTTTAAATCGATGGTAGCTAAAGCATCTGTTATAGATGACAGTCTGGCCAACATTCTGTGCTTGCTTTGTGCAGTGCGCAGATTGAGACCGAACTTCTTTAGTCTTGACCTAATGTAATTACCAAACAGTTTTTGCATTACAGTGTTAAGTAATGGTGCGACCTCAATTGGTCTCATTGTTTTAGCATTTTTAGGAACGAAGCTTAAACGCCCCCCTCGGACTAGTTTGAAGAACACGGATTTAATACCGAGTGTCTTTGCACTATGCAACTCATGAAGAGTTGCCCATTTGGGGAATCTTGCCATTAGTTTTTCAGCAAGGGGAACGGCGTCTGGGGTAACCTCCAGGTCACTGCTCAATTTTTCATAGGCAGTGGTTTTTCGAGTTATCGAAAAATTCGAACCGGGACCAAAACTTAACGTTTCGGCATCAGTAATCACAGATTCAGGCTCAATATCGCTCAATACTTCTGCTATAATAGCTTTAGCATCAAGCAGATACTGCTCCTGATCTGGATCTCGATCACCGTTAAAATACGAAGTATTCCTATCACGGCAGCGTTTTTCAGCTGCTATAAAGGCTTTCTTTGCATTTAACTCGGGATCGATCGTGGAAGTTGTCCAAGGAAACTTCTTAATTAATCCGAAGACGAAACTATCTTGACGATAGATTTCACCATCTTCATAATCAGAGGCTATAACATCAAGTGCTAATATGGAGTCAATGTTCCGGTCGGCTACCAATGGTTGTAATATCTCACTAACAAAATGTGTTTCCACATCTCGCATTGCGTGTTCTATTACCTCCCATTGATCGTCAACTAGTTCAGAGTTCCAATGGCTCGATATTAGGTTGCGTTTTTGACGCGACCGCGTTAGTTTGTTTACTAACGTTCGAAGAGAAATTTTCATTTTCTTAGTCCTTGTTTAACTATAACACTTCTAAATAAAGAAGAGAACAGTTAAGATAAATTGTAAGACAATATCAAGCATTAACTCAATATTGAATGGTTCAACCAGGTTCATAGTTAGTACGGCGAAGCGCCGTGCACAATTGAATCGCGAACGATATCAGTCGTGTCAACTTTTGAACGGTCTATCAACTCATCACAGATTTCCGCTGATGTACCAACAGGGATGTTATAACTTACAACGCGTGAAGCGTATAAAGTTACTGCATTTCCGTTTGCATCTACAGATTCGAATGGGATAACATTTTTAATTGTTGTCTTACCATTCAACGATGATGACAGGTTTCCTGGACGATAGTCCATTTGCATAGTCTCTTTTAAAGCAGGGTTTGCTACAACTGTAGCGAGATCTGCTAAACGAGTACTGCGACCAATTTGAGAAATTGGAGAAAGTGTCAGTGCGGTTGTGTTATCAGCCTTTGTTGTGCTGATCATGTCTAACTTAGCCATGCGTAATTCCTTTTAGGAGTTAAAAGTTGAAATAATGATAAAGCTGTGAGACAGTGAGGTATACTCAGTGCCTTAACTAAATCAAATTTCGGGAGAACAGGAACCGGAGTATTACTCTGGACCGTTCTTTCGAATTGTCGA